AATGTATCGTCCACCTAAGTCTGGTCTGAATACCTTAACTCCGTATAGTACTTCGATAAGGATGTCAGCGCCTGACTTGGTTTCTTCTACAGTCAACGTGTAGTTTACGTTGTTCATTGGCTCGAAACCAGCAGCTCTACGAACGCCTGAACCTGAACCGCTATCCACTGAAGGCATTACAGCAGTTACTAAGGCAAGGGCAGATGGGTCGTAGAAGAACTGCTCACGTCCAGTGTCACCTGAAGCAATATCAACTGGGTTGATAGTATCGTTATTAGCAAGAGCTTTTCGTAATGGCTCTTTAATAGTCAATACAGTTCCAGTTTGAGACTCAACAGTGTAGAAGTCATCGGTACCTTTAGCAGAACCGAAAGTAACGATGTCACCCTCAGCTAGAGATACAGTTGCAGCAGAACCACTACCATTATCAATAGTTAATGCGGTTTGTCCTACAGCTTCTGCGGCTGCAATAACAGCGTCAGTTACTGTAGCAGCAGTGTGGCTAGAACCTTGATTGTCTACGAAGAAGTCGAAACCATACGCACGAGCCATAGCTCCACCTAACTGAATACCAGCATCTCCACGAGTGTTAGCTTGTTGGAAGATGTTTAGGGTAGTCAAGTCTTTTTCTACGAATGGGTCAATAACCATCATTAGGTTATCCGTAGTGAACTTACGAGAAGCCATAATTCTACGAGCTTCTGCAAGGTCATTGTCGTCCATTACAGTAGAGTCCGTGTTGTTGTCAGCGAAAGCTACTTCAAAAGACTTACGAGCTTCTACTTTTACGTCAGCATTGATTTGGTCAATAAGCTGGTGTAGTCTTGGTACAAAGTGCTGTTGTACTAAGTCAGGAAGCGCAAACTTCTGGTCAGCTTTGTCGATGCTGAAACCAGCATAGTAGTGCTTGTTGATGGTTAGCGTTTCTTCGCTAGCATCAGGAGTTCCTAGACTATAAGAACCTGAGTAAGAAGAAGGGGAACCACTAGGCTTTACGGCACGAGTGATGTTTACAGACTTGTTACGAGCTGCAACGAGTCCTTCGATAGATGCACCAGCTACGTTAGTAACGGCTTTAGATACCATTGGTCGGTCTGGATATTGGTTAGCTAGAGCTACCTCTACAAACGCCTCTGGTTCGTATATATTGAAATTGCTATTAATTGCCATGTCTTTATAAAAGTTAAATTATAGGTATAATGTTATATTTTAGCTTTTGGGTCGCTATGACCAGAACATGACAATTAAGGTTTTGCCTAACCATAAAAGATGGATTTACGCTTGTTCAGCCCAACCGCCTGTTGCTTTCATTGCTCCAAAGAGCTCTTCAGCTTTAGCACGGTCTGCTGGATTAGACGAGCGTACAAGTTGTTGAAACTCTGCTCGGCTAGGTCTTTCACTACTAGCTGGAGTACCACCAGTTGCTCCGCCAGCGCCCACTTTCTTGGGCTTCGCAAATTGTTTAGCAAACTCAACGAGTGAGTTAGCCACTGACTTTCTATTGCCTTGAGCGTCTAGGTCAGGTACACCGTCTTTGACGGCATAAAACTGTCCGTTGCTCTCCTCAATCTCGTACTCGTTATAGAACAGCTGCTCTATATAGTCTTGACGCAAAGTCAGTTCATTATCTTGTTGGAGTGCACCAAACGCTGATTGAAACTCAGTGTTTATGCGATTCTCCATTTGAGTCATCATTAACTGCTCTTTTGCGGCTTCAGCTTCCTGCTGATATTGCTGTAAGAGTTCTCGCAACTTTTCAGATTCACCCTTCTCTTCTTGCTTAGGTTGAAGGGTCTGTTGTATGCGAGAAAATGCGTCGTCTAATGACTCAACGTCATTTCCCAGTAATTCAGAGAACTTACTAACAACGTCTTTTTCGACTTTGTTTTTTCCCTCATTGTACGCACCTCGAAAGAATTTATCCTTGTCAAATGCGGGTTCAGTTGCGGGTTGTTGTTCGGTGTTTTTTGAGGTTGACTCCTCTACGGCTGATTCAAGAGCATCAGCTTGCTCTATGTTTTGTTCGCTCATAATGTGGTTATAAGTTAATTATTGCTCGCTTTGTGTTTCAATACCAACTTGTGCTTGGCGTTGAAGTTCTTCTTGTGGTAGAATATCCACTAAATTTCTTAGGTCAGTAGCTGTTTTAGGCATACCATACTCATTAAAGTGTTGCATTACTTCTTCAATATCCTCTTGAGGCATAGAGCGCTTGCGCATGTATTCCGCAGTTAACTTCTTGATGAGAGGTAGAGACATGGCGTGATACTGCATACCTTCGGTAATGTCTTGGAATATCTCATCCGCACTAGACAGGTCATAATGCTTCGAGTAGGTTACACCGTACCCCTCGTAGTCTTCGTCACGAACCTTAGCCATTCTTCTTAGCACCTGCATCTCTATCATTTCCATGTCCATCGCTGTAGACGCTAGTAGCCCTTGTTCTTCTACGTTATCAAATCTCTTAGCGGAGCCTGACACATTGCTCTTAACAATGGACTTGTCCCGAACCTGAGCCATAGAAAAGATGAGCGACATTAAATCACCAAAAATTACGTCTCTAAGGTGCTGAAGACCCTGCATGTCTGCTTGGTATAACATATTACTAGGTATTTGCTGGTCATCAGGAATGATAATAGCCATACCTACACCCTCTTTAATGGTGCGAGAGTCGTACTGGTCATCATCAGCGACACCAGCTAAAGACCGAACAATGGAATCTGTGAGAACAGGAATAGGATGCCCGAACAGTTCAGAACCCTTCTTTAGGTCATAGAACAACTCAGAAGAGGCTAGGTACATACCTTTTAGGCAATATCTACGTGGTTTACCTACGATGAACGAACTGTTAGCATCCGTCTGACCCTTGAGTAGCGTGGCTGGAACCTCACCAAATGGATTAGGTATTTCCAACGTCTTTTGTTTCTTCCCGTTCTCTTCGATGTACACGCAGATGTACTCAGGTGTGTAGGCAGTCCACTTATGCTTTTTAACGTTGTCTAGGTCATAATACATTTGACGAGTAACAAGCAACGTGAGAGCGCCTTGTCTCACTTGAAAGTTCCATATTTCGTGGGGACGCACAACAAAGTTGTAAGGAACTACGTTGCCGTCTGTGTCAGTAACAGGATTCCCGTTACCATCCATCATAAGGTCGGTTACTACCGCACCGAATCCAAGAACCTCTTTTACGAAGAGAACCTTGTCTCGGTAAAACTCAGTGATCGAACATCCTGCATCATCAAAGTTAGACTCTTTCCACTTCCAGAAATCTTTGTTTTCAGGGTACATTCTGTTGACGTTGTTTTCGTCATAGATACGCTGCTGGGCTGAGAAGAACTTCTGCTCTAGCGGAAACAACTTCATTCTGGATAAACGCTCTCTGTACTCCTCATCAGATTCTATGCTGCTCTGGTCAATGATATAGGACTTATCAGAAAATACGGTGCTAGAAATGGCTGTGTACTCATCATACTCCGCCTGAAACCAGCTGTTCATCATCTTAGCACGGTCAAGAACCACACTGTAATATGGGTGACGAGTTTCTTTTATTACGATGTCTTCGACAGCGTCTTTGGATACGGAATATAACTTTGAGGTGTCTATCATTACTTTCTTGAGTATTGTAGGGCTATAGCGACGGCTTGTTGCCTCGTATAACCCTCTTTGATGAGTTGTCGAATGTTTTGCTGAATAATATTCGGTGAAGAACCACGCTGAAGAGGCATAATACTGTTATTACCATTTTACTTTATCCGCCCAATACGCTGCTGACATACGTCCTTTGGCTATGTTCTTTGCGTGTCTAGCCTTGAAGGATTTACGCCTAGCCTTTGCTGCTTCGGTCTTAGGATTCTTGCCCGCACCTGATACACCCTGCTGACCAAAGCGTATGACCTTTACTTTGTTGCCCACTTTTGCTACTACAATATGAGACTTAGTAGGATGATTTGGAGTTCGTTTAGGCTTGTTATAGCCACTTACTCCGTACCTTGTAAGTTTTGGGTCTTTTTTGCTACTCATGGTGTCAAAAATATACGTATATTCTATAAAGATTCAATACTAAAGTAAGGTATTGAACTTGGCGCAAATTCCGCCATAAGTTTGACGCAATTACTAATAATACTGACGAATAGTTATAACTATTGGTCATTATACTATTCAAATGGCAAACGAACCAGCAAAGCCAGCCCTATACAGCCGAGTAAAAGCTGAGGCTAAACGTAAATTCAAGATATTTCCTAGTGCGTATGCTTCTGCGTGGATAGTAAAGGAATACAAGAAAAGGGGTGGAACCTATAAAGGAGCTAAGTCTGGTACAACAGGCGTAGCCCGATGGATGAAAGAGAAATGGAAGACCCAAGACGGACAAGCGTGCGGCTCTGCTAAGTTTAAGGGCGTAAAAAAGTGTCGACCCACCGTTAAGGTTAGCTCTAAGACCCCAGTAACGTGGCAAGAACTGCGTAAGCGTGGCGAGGGTAAGAAGGTAGTGCGTGAAAAAAGACGGGTAGGAATGGGTAATCGTGCTAAATCTATAAAAAGAAGTTAGCG